ATTAGAACAACAAGAATATATTCTTCCTACAGAAGTAATGGAAGTTAAAGACATATATAGAAGACAAACCGGATCGTTTGGTTCAGGAACGGGTGCAGATATAGAACCATTTGAAGCGGCATATCTTAATACATATATGTTGCATTCAGGTAGAGCAGGAGGACTAGCAACGTTTGAAGCGTATCATGAAATGCGTGAACATTTAGGACGAATGTTTGGATCTGAATATTTATATACATGGAAGCCGTGGAATAATACATTGTTTATTCATAGAAAAGTTAAATCAGATGATGATGTATTTGTTCATTGCTATAATTATAAACCCGATATAACTCTTATTGCAGATGTATATTCTGCATCATGGATACGAGAGTGGTCAATATCAGAATCTAAAATGATGTTGGCTGAAGCACGAGGCAAATTTGTAACTATTGCCGGCCCACAAGGTGGCACCGCCCTTAATGCAGAAACATTAAGAGCAGATGCTACTACAAGTTTTCAAGCACTAGAGGAAGAACTAAAAACATACGTAGATGGTGGAGATCCTCTAAGTTTCGTCATAGGATAAAATGGAAGAACACGACGCGGAATTACAAGTCATACAAGATAGTTATGACATGGAAACCACTGTCTCAAACGACGGAAATAATGAAACATTTATTTTAGAATATCCAGAATTTTTTAGTGAAGATTATTGTCAGATAATTATAGATAAATTTAACATATTAGATAAAGAAGGATTTTCAGATATATCTGCGGCAGGATATGGCGGAGATAAACCAACAACAGATGGCCAATTTTTTAGATCTAAAGGTAAGCATTTATGGTTAAATCATGTTGCTAGGAGTTTAGATTTAAATCATGTAGTACATACAACAAATGAACCAGCCTTCTTTTTTAACCAGTTAAAAACCGCTGTTAAAATATATAAAACAAAATTTAGAGTAGGATGTTCAATGCCTCTTACTTGCAATGACATGAAAGTACAACGTGTAAAGGCAGGCGGTGGTTTTCATACATGGCATTCAGAATGGAATAAAGAATCTAATTCAAGAATGCTTGTATATCAAGTATATCTAAATACTTTGCCTGAAGGTGAAGGAGAAACTGAATTTTTTCAGCAAGGAGTTCGTTGTAAACCCGAAGCAGGTAAATTAATAATATGGCCTGCAGGATGGACTCATGTTCACAGAGGAAATCCTAATTATAGTACCGATAAGTACATTATAACAGGCTGGTTTCATATAAATGATCAATCACTAAATTATAATATCGAATGAGTTTAAAAGAATTAACATTAAAAGAACATAGATTTGCAGAAGAACAAGATTTTGCAAATTTAATGATGAGCGGTAATATAGAAAATTATGTATATTTTCATTACTTAATTAACCAACATTCTATATACAATGCATTAGAAAACACATATTATAATTTACCAGATAATCGATTGGCCCGAGCAAAAGCAATAGATACAGATATTGAAGAATTAAAACTAATGGGCTCTATGCCCGTGTTGTGCTATGATTTAGAACCTAGTACAAAAGAATATGTGCAATATGTTAAAGAACACATACATACAGATACACAATACTTGGCCCACATTTATGTTCGCTATTTAGGTGATTTACGTGGAGGGCAAATGATAGCAAGAAAAGTTCCAGGCGGTGGCAAATATTATGAGTTTGACGAGCCCAAATTACTTGCTGAATCTATATACAGCCGATTAGATGATAGTATGGCAGATGAGGCAAAAGTAGTATTTGATTTTGCTACAAGATTATTTCAAGAATTACATGCAAGACATTTTCCAAACCCTGAAAAAATGTGAAACAAGTCTGCTTAAACAGTTATCAGACACAGGCACACCTGTGCCGGATCACCACGAATGGCCTTGGCGCAATTATGTATTTGAATCTAAATTTTATCGTAGAGCCCACTTAGATGCAGTAGAAACAGACAAGTTATACATGTTTCATTTGTGTATCTTCCCTCGCATTTATAATCCTGCTCCTATATATGGTGTTGATGTTATTGCTGGCAAAAATATTGTTAGTGGTGCATTTCATGACTTTAGTAAAGCAGGAGATGACAATCATCCTATGATGCAATGGTTTGCCGAAAAAGTAAAGCCTTATAATTGGACTAGTACACGAGAATTGCCGGAATGGGCCCAAAATATATTCAGCCCTAGCATGATTGCAGTAAGTAGAAGCAAAGAACCCCAAGACTATATAAATTTTTGTGAATTGGCAGTTGAAAATTTAGAATATTATCTTACTGAATTGGATAAGTGTAATGCACATGAGTTTAAATATGGTCATGGATTTACTGTTAAAAATCAAAATTGGTATTGCCATAATCAAAAACAAAATCCACATACCCCAAAAGTAATGGGTAATTTTTGTGACGATAACGAAACTGTTCACAAATTTATTCATGAATGTTTGTTTCCGGAGATATAATGGATTTTATATATCCCTTTCAACCACCTGCATTATTACATGATGAAATTGATAAAATTTTATTAGATAAAACTAATAAGATGTGTGATGAATTGTTACCAGATAAAGAAGCTCTTGAAGCAACATCACAATTACTAGATACAATTTATCATGGTTTTGCAACTAATATTACTAAACCTTTCCTTGAATTAAAAGAACAGATATTTAATGTAGCATATAATTATATTAAAGCATTTGAAAAGTCATCTACATCTATAATTTTAAATGACGATCATAGATTAGCGATTTCTAAAATGTGGTTTTTAGAGTTAGCCGATAAAGACTATCTACAAGCACATCATCACGGAGCAAATAATATTTTGTCTGGTGTTTTATATTTAAAAACAACAAATGATGAAAACCATGATACAGAATTTCCTAAAAATTGGAAACGAAAAGGAAAAACTCCTTATGCAAATGGTTGTATTGAATTTATTTATAATCCTATGGTACTACATGACAAATTAATATCATCAAGTACTTACTTAATACGACCCGAAGAAGGCCATTTATATATATGGCCTGCATGGCTATTTCATACTGTTTATCCTTATTATGGACCAGGAGAACGTCGTTCTTTGTCTTTTAACGTAGCGATCGTCCCCGCATAACCACCAGGTTTTACTAATCTTACGATAAATAATTTAAATAATGAATTTAGTCATTAATAGTGAGGATTTAATATGGCAACTTTAGTATCACCAGGTGTTGCGGTTTCAGTTATAGACGAGAGTTTTTACGGATCTGCTGGTGCAGGAACTGTTCCTTTAATTGTATGTGCTACAGGACAAGATAAAGCACATGTGAGTGGATCGGGTTATGCATCAGGAACCATTTCGTCCATGGCAGGAAAACCACAACTAATTACAAGTCAAAGAGAACTTGTTCAAACTTTTGGAACACCGTATTTTAGAACGGTATCGGGCACAGCATCAAATGGAGACGAGGTAAATGAGTATGGTTTACTTGCGGCTTATAGTTATTTGGGTGCGGCAAATCGAGCATATGTTGTAAGAGCAGATGTAAACACAACAGAATTATTACCAGCAACCGCTGAGCCTACAGGACCTCCTGCAAATGGCGCATTATGGTGGGATACTGCTAATTCTGTTTATGGTGTATTTCAATATTCGACTGCCCAAGGAGCATGGCTTAAACAAGCAGTAACTCCGTTTACTGCGGCACAAATGACACTTGATGCTCCTACTGCGGCAGCCAACGGAGCGGCAACAGGCGATTTTAGAATTGGAGTCGTAAATGCTACAAGCAAAGCATTAGGAACAAGTACTGCGGCGGCACAAATTTACGAATGGGATGCAACAGCATGGCAGGCAGTAAGTACAGCAAATCTTTCCAATTTAACCGCAACAACAGTAACTGTAGGACCTTCTAGTTCACAACCATCAGGTCCGGTAGACAAAGATGTTTGGTTAAAAACATCTTCAGATGGACAAGGAACAAGTCTTGTTGTTAAAAGTTATAATTCCTCTAGTACATCATTTGATACTAAAACTGTTAATTTTTATGCAACTGATGCCGAAGCGGCACAGCCAGGTAACTTTGATTCAGGTCGTCCTGCTGATATTATTGTTACATCATTAGATAGTGGAGGACTTTTTGCAGGTGCGGCATCTACTTCATCTACATCACTTGTAATTTTAGATGGTGGTTCAGGTTATACTACAGCACCAACACTTACTATAACAGGTGGCGGTGGTTCAGCGGCCACAGTAGATGCAGTAATATCGGGCGGAGCAGTAACAGATGTTGTTGTTACAGCCGTAGGAGGAAGTTATACTTCAAATCCAACAGTAGTAACATCAGGCGGAGTTAATCCACCAATAGGTTCACTTTATGCATCGCATGATTTAACAGGAGATGTTTTTTCAACTGTTATTCAAAGATTCGACGGAACATCTCAAGTAGCGGCTGATTTAGCACCAGCAACATCAACATATGCCGCGGCAAATGAAATTGAAGCAAGTGCTACAGAAATTTCAGGTGCAGTAACAGATGGAACATATTGGTATGATACTTCAACAGTATTAGATATGTATATTAATACATCAGGTGTGTGGATTCCACAAGCAATATCTGCTTATGGAACCGTTGCACCAACAGCACCATCTAATAATGATGTATGGATTGATACAAATGATTTAGAAAATTATCCATTAACTAAAGTTTACAATAGTGTAACTTCATCGTGGATTGCAAGAGATGGTACAGATCAATCAACTGCTAATGGGGTTGTGTTTGCAGATTTAACTGCAACTGCGGCAGATACTACTTATAATAGTGGTGCTACAAGATTAGCAAATGCTCCAAATGGTGCATTATATCCAGAAGGTATTTTCTGTGTTAATATGGCACATTCCTCTTATCAAGTAAGAAAATATGTATCAGCAGAAACAACAACACATAAGTGGCGTACAGCGGCCGGTAATAAGGCTAGTGGCGCAGGATATTTTGGAAGAAAATCACAAAGGGCAACTATTGTTAAAGCAATGCAAGCGGCAATTGTTACAAATGATGATTTACGTGGAGATAGTACAGTAATTACATTACTTTCTGCTCCAGGTTATCCAGAATGTGCAGATGAATTGTTAGCATTAAATGTAGATAGAAAAGAAACTGGATTCTGTGTTTTAGATACTCCATTTAGACTTGCACCAAATGGTGTTACAGCATGGCAATCTGGCGCAAATGCTACAGAAAATGGTGAAGATGGATTAATAACATCTTCATCACAAGCGGCAGTTTATTATCCAAGTGGTTTAGCAACAAACACCGATGGTACATCGGTTGTAGTTCCGGCATCACATATGACATTAAGAACTATTGCATATAATGATTCTGTTGCTTATCCTTGGTTTGCACCTGCAGGATTAACAAGAGGTGGAATAACTAATGCAACTAATGTAGGTTATATAGATAGCGAAGGCGAATTTGTTGCTACCGCACTTAACCAAGGACAACGCGATACAATGTATCTAGTAAAAGTTAATCCTATTACAAATTTCCCAGGACAAGGATTGTTTGTATATGGTCAAAAAACATTGTATGCGGCGTCAAGTGCATTAGATAGAATTAATGTTGCAAGATTGGTAGCATATATTAGAGATGGATTAGATCCGCTTGCTAGACCTTTTGCATTTGAACCAAATGACGACGCAACTAGAGCGGCGGCACAAGACTCCGTTGAAAGGTTCTTAGGAGACATCATGGCAAAACGTGGTTTATATGATTTTGCTGTTGTCTGCGATTCATCTAATAATACAGCGGCCAGAATTGATAAAAATGAAATGTGGATTGATGTTGCAATTGAACCAACAAAAGCCGCAGAATTTATTTACATTCCTGTAAGAATAGTAAATACTGGCACATTATAAGTTCTTAATTAAAGGCAGTAGCATTTTGTTACTGCCTTTTTCCTTGGTCAAAATTTCTGACAAATCTTATAAATACATACAATAACTTGAAGACGGCATAGGAGATAATTTAAATGGCGAATTTAACAAAATTTGGAGTACCTATAGGCGGTGCCAGCTCGACTACTCCTTTATTAATGCCTAAATTACAATATAGATTTAGGGTGACATTTAAACAACTTGGCGGACAAGCAACGGCTGATACAGTAACCCACCAAGTAGTTAGTGTAACTAGACCTACATTAACACACGAAGAGGTAACATTAGATGTTTACAATTCTCGAATTTATTTGGCAGGAAAACATACATGGGAACCAGTAACCCTTGTAGTTAGAGATGATATAAGCAATAATGTAATAACATTAGTCGACCAACAAATGCAAAATCAAATTGATCACCATAATCAATCTGCGCCTATAGCCGGTGCCCAATACAAATTTTCTACTGTAATCGATACATTAGATGGTAATAATGATGAAGGGGCTGGTCCAGTCTTATTAGATAGCTGGTCATTAGGAGGTTGTTGGATTACTTCAACTGCATATAATGAATCAAATTATGCAACAAGTGATGCAATGACAATTAATATGACTATACGATATGATAATGCTATTCATATGGATACTGATGGGACAACTAAGATAGCAGGACAGTCAATTAATAGTAGTGTAGCAGATTATACAGGTGCTACGGCTGGGGCATAATCATAATAAAAGGTCGGTATAATGGCATACTTTGGTAGAATACTCCGTAATTATGCCGATCATTCTTTTGGCACAATTACTGAGTATGGTCGACAACTCAGTGGAATTCCTAGAGCAAAACATGCGTTTGTTGTGGAGTTTTATACCACACGAAATACAGGAAATAAACCCTGGCGCAATATGCTTAAAGGCTTATCTACAGTAGTTCAATCATGCGATTTACCTAGTTTTGTATTTAATACACAAACATTAAACCAATATAATAGAAAACGAATTATTCAAACCAAGGTAGAATGGAATCCTATTACTATTAGATTTTATGATACTAGAGATAATAAATTTCAAATAGTAATGGAAGAATATTTTAAATGGTATTATAAAGATGGTCGAGAATTAAATTCAAAATTTGGAAGTGGTGCATTTGTTCCAGATGTAGTAGACGCAAATCCCGGTATAGATAAATTTGGGTTCCAACCACCATTTACAGAGAAAAGTAGAGCAAAAGAAACAAGATTTACCTCATCAGTTCCATATGGTCAAGCCGTTACTACTGAAGGGAATAGTGTACCTCCATCAATGAGAGGAGGATCACTAAAAAGTAATGATGAACCTGGTATTAATTTTGAAAAATATTTTTTTAGTAAAATTGTTATTTCTAGAATGTCTGGAGGTAGAGAAGATCCAATAAAATCACCTATAATACTTTTTAATCCTACAATAACAAGTATTCAACATGATAATTTAGATTATAGTTCTGCACAACCGATTTCATGGTCAGTACAATTTGCATATGAAGGTGTCCAACATGCATCGCAAGATTCGGCACCAGCAGGAGGACCAGATTGGATTTCACGAGGTGCAGATGCCGCAGGTGAATGGTATGATTCTTGGGGATCACAAGATGACATTCCTAAAAGCGAACCAACTACTAAAAAAGGGAGCAAGTTTATCCCCAATGTAACTGAAGGAGTTCAATAATGGCGTATGGATCAGCATCAGTTAGTAGTACAGCAGTTTCTGTATCATCGACACCAACTACACATGATAAAAATAGTTCGTTAGGTGTTCAAGATGCTATAGAATTACGTCGTAGGTTAGGAGTAGTAAAAGAATATTTTGATCAACGATTATTAGGCAATAGTATTACACCTTATTTCCAATTTAATCCACAGGAATATGATTTAATTTATGGTGAACTCCTGTCAAATAATGTAAGTAAATTGGCGGCTGAAGTTTTTGCATATGAAATACTAGCATTATCTAAATGGTATAATGAAGGATATGATACGATACTACCTGCTGTCGTAAGTGGAAAATTAACTCTAACTAATGATATACTAAAACGATTAAATTTTACTAGACCATCAAATAATAAATTAGGAATTACTTCAAATAAACCTACCTCGGAAATGTTAAAAGAACAGGTAGATTAATGGCAGGGCGTAAAGTAAAATATAAACAAGGATATTTCCAACCAAAAAATCCTAATAAATACAGAGGTAAACATGTTCCTATTTACAGGTCAGGATGGGAATTAGCATTTATGAAATTGTGTGATGGCCACCCAAATGTAGAATGTTGGGCATCAGAAAGCCATTCAATACCTTATCGTAACCCTTTTACAGGAAAATTGTCAAAATACATACCAGATTTTTTATTATCTTACGCAGATAAAACTGGTAAAAAACATATCGAACTCGTTGAAGTTAAACCTAGCAAGCAAGCAGGTCTTACTGAATCTAAAAGTAGAAGAGACAAAGCCGCAGTTATATTAAATAAAGCAAAGTGGACAGCCGCTCAAGAATGGTGCAAGCGCCGAGGAATTAAATTCAGAATAGTAACCGAAAACGAAATATACCATAAACCATAACATGCCTAATTGGACAGACAAAGTCAAACAAATTTGGAATTCTACCAAAAACATAGACGATAATATAGAAGACTTAATCAAAGTATCAATAAAACGAACTATAATAAGTGAGCGGGTTGATTTTGATCCTTGGGATCTTCGATTTCAAAAACCCGACGACATTGGTCACGAAAGTTATATCGAAACTAGAAGACCTCCCAATCTTGCAATAATTAAAAAATATAATTTCGAAGGCAAAGAAACAGAATGGCGAGCAGATCATAATAATTATGGTTTTAGATGCGAAGACATTGTAGAAAAAACAAACAAAGATTTAGTTGTTGTTTCGTTGGGTTGTAGTTTTACATATGGTGCAGGAACAAATGTAGAAGATAGATGGACAGATGTATTTTGCAAAAAAGTTCAAAAAATAACAAAGTTGAAAGTACGAAATTATAATTTAGCATTAGAAGGACATAGTAATGATTATTGTGCTAGAATGGTTTTTAAAACTATTGAAGACTTAAAACCAGATTTATATTGTTTTTTATTTACATATAGAAATAGAATGGAATGGGTAACACATGAAGGAAAAGTAACAAATGTAATACCCGGACATGATAGTTCTTTTATGGACATTATGAATGATGGTATTGCTATGTACAATTTTCATAAAAATTATACATTAATAAATGCTTTATGTAAGTTGCATAAAATTCCTTTTTTGTTTAGTACAATTGATCCGAGAATACATAACTCTATAGAACACATGCCCCATTATGTAGGAAAATTTGATAGAGATATTAAAGGTATAGATGGCGAACATCCTAGTGCAGAAAAACAACATGAATTAGGTGAACGATTTTTTAATAAGTATAAAGAACTATTATGACTAAGAAACTTGAAGAAACATTTAATTTACCTGATATTAGTGATATTAGTCCTGAGGATCAATTAGAAAGTGTTCACGGACCAGTTACATCTGAAGGGGAAACAATGCTCCCACCTGAAATATATAAAACAAAAAAAGCATTAACTTTAGCAGAAAAAATAGACGATGCCCTTCCAGTAGTAAAAGATATTGGCACAAGTGACATAGATATGGATCGTTATGCAGAAAAAGCCGAAAAAGCATTCGAAGATCTAATGGATTTAGGATTTAATGTAGAAGATAGGAATGCAGGACATGTTTTTAATGCGGCACAAACCATGTTAAAAAATGCCATAGAAGCAAAAAATGCTAAAGCAGATAGAAAATTACGAGCAATAGAATTACAAATTAAAAAGATGCGATTAGACCAAAATGAACAAAAAAACCCGGGATACGTTACAAATGACGTCACAGATGTTGATTATGTTATCAGCGATCGAAATTCCCTAATCAACGAGCTAACTAAAAAGCTAATTAATGATAAATAAAATAATAGTAAGGAGCCACCATGGATACACCAAAATATGATAATGCTCATAAAACATCAGCTGATATGCTTAGAAAATATCAGGATATGATTCTTGAAAACCAAGAAGACATTGATGAAGATGACGAGCAAGTAGAAGAAGGCAAACTGCCTCCGGGTTTACAAGCACATATCGATGCTAAAAATGAGTCTAAAGACGAAGAAGTTGATGAGTCAAAAGATGAAGAAGTAGACGAATCTAAAGACGAAGAAGTAGATGAATCTAAAGATGAAGAAGTTGACGAATCCAAAGACGAAGAAGTAGAAGAATCAGTTACTAAAGCAACAGTTATTCCTTCAACAGGAACACTTCGATCTTATCAAGATATGATTAAAGAAATGTCAACAGATGAAGAAGTTGACGAGTCTAAAGACGAAGAAATAGAAGAAGTAGACGAAGCAAAAGACGAAGACGAAGACCAAGACGACAAGGAATAAGGTATGAAAGCATTTGACCAATACTTAGTCGAAGCAGAAAAAGAGTATGCTTTTAGGCTTAGAGTAGCAACTGACCTTGAAGAAGGTGTCATGGATAAAATTGAAAATAGGCTTAAAAAGTACGAAGCATTTTCAATTTCAACTCCTAAGAAAACAATGTTTCAAGCATCTCCTCCAGGATTTACCCACTTACCGGGAGCAGAATTAAACATTATAGATTTTAAAACACGGCAAGCAGTAGCTCCTCATGTATTACAACAAGATATTATCGAGGCTTCTAATTTACCTGAATCACATGTACGGGTAAACAATGCTAACGAACCTTTAATTGAAGAAACACCAGAAGGAAGTGACCAAACTGATGAAAATGCCAAATCTTTACTAGAAGAACCATACGAAACTAAAAGTAATGAACACATGTATGGTCCAAAATTGGTAGGTAACTTGTTAGGCGATCTTGCAAAAGTATCACGCAAAAATGAATTTGCAAGTGCATATAGTCATACAGAAACAGTTAAAGCAACAGAAGATGGAACTAAAAGTCCAATAGGAAGTTAAAATGGAAGTAGCCCCACACGAATTAGCACAATTATTAAAATTAGCAGGCGTCGGCGTAGGTCCTGAACCTGAAGTTATGTCCGAACCTGATATGCCAGGCGCTGAAATTGAACCAGAAGTTAGTGTAATGGCAATACCATCCGATGATGGCGCTCCTGTTGGTGGCGGATGCGGAGCACCTGAACCAGAACATGATCATGATCATGGTGGAAGAATGCGTGGTATAATTGATATGTTACAAGGTGCAGGAGAAGAACCAATTGAAGTTGAAGAATCTCCTCCAAAAGATGATTATGAAAATGCTTCCAATGAATTTACCGGACATCCAGTAGATGTAGTTGACACATATGATCAATATTCATATGAACCTGCAAAAAATAGCGGTATGCAACGTAGAACAAATAGTTATGGTGATAATCCACTCCGTGAAGATGAGTTAATTAAAGAATATACCGAATTTAAAAAAATGAATCTAGCTGAATGGGAGCTTACAAAACCTTCTACATGGTTTGGTGGTGATGATAAAAAAGCCCCGGTTAAGGTTAATACAAAGCCAATACAAAAGCGAGGCCAAGTAGGCGATGCCGGAGGTGATGCGAACGAAATTAAAAATCAGGGTAAGATTATAGATTTTAAACATCCTACATTTGGAGGAAAAAAAGGACCAACTGTTACCAGCACCGGTGATCCAAATGAAATTCATACAATTCCAGGACAACAGCAGAAAGTTAGAGATCAAAATGCGTTAAGTAACGCACCTGATGAAAACGAATTAAGAAGAGAGTATCCAGCAACCACACAAACAGCAACAGCCGGAAAAGGACTCGATAAAAACCTAGGAAAACGATCTTTCATGGACCCCAGTTCTGCTATATGGAAGAAGAATATGGCGGCAAGACCAGGAGACACGTCAAAAACTTGGCCAGGTACAACAAATGTAGCACCAGGAAATGCCGTTACATCTGTAGATGATTCACGATCAACAGCAAGACTAGGTCCTACAGCCGCTGAAATAAAAACGTATAATGATCCACGAAGGACAGCAAGCCAAGGACCTACAGCCGATGAAATAAAAATGCATCGAACAAAAAGAGGCCCGGAAACATTTCGTGGTAATGATATAGATACAATGAAACATGCAGAGAGGTGGAGAGGCCACCCGGAAGCAGATATACCTAGAACAACAGTAGCCAATCCTGACGATGATCAGACAGTTGGACAACAAGTTACATTAACACCAGACCAAAGAAAAGCGGCAATAGATAGAGCGCAACCTTACTCAAGACAAAATGATTGGGCGCCGGATTATTATGCAAATCAAGGTAATAATTATGTTACAGA